ACTGCACCACCAAATGAACCAGCAGGACCAGTCGGGCCAAGCTCACCAGTAGGACCAGTAGGGCCAGTTGGACCTATACCACCAGTAGCGCCAGTTGGACCTGTTGGACCTGGGACAGTAGAGTCTGGTCCAGTCGGACCCTGTGGACCTGTTGCTCCAGTCGGTCCAGTCGGCCCAGGAACTGTTGAATTTGCACCAGTAGGACCAGTAGGGCCAATAGCACCAGTCGGTCCAGTTAGTCCAAGTGAACCAGTTGGCCCCATAACGCCCTGAGGCCCAGTAGGACCAGTTGCTCCGATTGGGCCAGTTGCACCTAAGTCTCCTTGGTCACCTTGAGGGCCTTGGTTACCCTGCGCACCAGTAGGGCCAGTCGGACCGATCGGGCCAGTTGGTCCGGTGTCCCCTAATGCCCCAGTAGGTCCAGTAGGTCCAAATTGACCCTGAGCACCCTGCGGACCAGTAGAACCCTGAGGTCCAGTTGGACCATAAAGATTGATTAGCTGCCAACCAGTTCCTGTGATGTATACGTAAGAAAGGCCAGTGCTTGACTGATACCAAACCGAACCATCAACTGGATTGGATGGCTGATTTTGCCCAAACAAGAAAACTCCACCAAGAGCGCCTGTAGGTCCTGTAGGTCCGGTAGGTCCGGTAATGCCCTGAATACCCTGTGCTCCGGTAGAGCCAGTTGGGCCTTGCACACCTTGAGCGCCAGTAGCTCCAGTAGCGCCAGTTGGACCCATTGGACCAACAATCTGTCCAGCATCGGTCCAAGTAGAGCCATTCCAAACGTATAAGTTTCCATCTGCGTCTACGATGTAGGCATCATTGACCGAGTTACCAGAACTTGGCAAGTTACCTACCGTTGCAACAGATCCGACAAAGTGGATATCCGTTCCCTGTGGACCAGTCGGACCAGTCGGTCCTCTAGGTCCTGTTGGACCAATTGTAGTTTGTACAGCTACAATCCAAGAAGAGCCATTGTAAACATATAGTTCTTCATCAGAGGTGTTGTACCAGAATGGAGTTCTGGTCGAACTGCTAGGTGTAGTTGAAGATACCGCAACTCCACGCTCTCCATAAATGTATGGCAGGCTAGTCCAAGCGGTCGTTCCGTTGCCAACCTTAAATTTCTGAGTATCAGTCTCAATGCCAGCTTCGCCACTTGCTAGAACCGGGTTGCTGGAAGTCCAGGCAGAAGCCGTATCTCTGCGTAGCTTGATAATTGTTTGAGCTGGCATTAGGCCGTGCCTCCGTCAATAATATTACTGTTTTGCCATTTTGAAGTATTCGAGTTATATTTTACCATGTCACCATTAGCTTCATTTATAAAATTTACATTATCAATTTGGTCTAATGAAGTTGCAGCCCAATCAAATGATATTTCATTCTCTTCAAAAACTATAGGACTAGCACCTGTTAGGTTATCTAGGTTTCCTTGGGGACCTGTTGGTCCGGTTGGACCGATAACCGAAGGGCTTCCATTAGATTCGCTAACTGGAGTTAGTAAAGTGAGGTCTACTTGGCCATTGGAGGGTAATTGAATTGAGTAATCAGGGATTCCTGAAATCGCAACGCCGTTATCATCCGTAAGGCGATATGAGACTTTCCAGGTCCAATTCGTAGGGTTCATGTCTGGGTCGTTTGTAGCAATAAGCCTTACACCACGTCCACCATGCTCTCCAAGCAAGTATCCTTCAGAATCTAGAACAGACTCATAAGTCGCTGGGATGATTGTAACTGGTGCTGGGCCAGCGCTAATATTTAGCAGTTTACTGACTGACGGGGTAAAGAACACACTTCCCTGAGCAGCAGCACCATCTGGATATAGGTCAACGTCACTGCCATCGGATTTTGCTATTAGAAAGCGGCCTACTACGGTTCCGTAGTTTACGTTACTTGGAAGATTAACCATTGCCAACCACACTTAGATCGATTGTCTGCCCTGCTGGAACAGAGATTGTTTGGTCTGGGATACCGACAACTGGAGTGTCATTCTGGTCGGTTAGCTTATACCTTGCGGTCCAAGTCCAACCAGTTGGGTTTCCATCGGTATCATTTGTAGCCAAGATTCTTACGCCAGTCTGCCCCGCTGGGCTAGTCAGGTAGCCATCCACATCAAGGGTGCAAACAACCACTGATGGGATAATCGTTACTGGAGCTGGCGATGCAGTAGCATCTTTCATATACTTAATAGATGGTGTCAAATAAATCTCGCCCTTTGCAGCAGCTCCGTCTGGATTTGAGTCCTGGTCTATACCATCTGCATAAGCTAGCAAAAAACGACCTACAACTGTTCCGTAGCTTAAGTTTGAGGGTAAGTTAATTGGCATTATTGTCCCGTCTAATATTTCTAAGCTGTTCCGCCGTCAATGATTTGTGCAGTGCTTACAACTCCATAACTAAGGCTGTTCCAAGCAGTCGTGCCGTCACCAAATTTGAATTTGCGTGTATCGGTCTCAATCCCCATCTCGCCTTGTGCCAAGACAGGATTGTTAGAAACCCAGTTTGCAGCTGTGTCATTTCTAAGCTGTATTTGCACTGCCATTAGAAGCTACTCGCATTTCCGCCCAATAATGGACTAATTCCGCCATACATACTATTAGACTTTCCTCCGTCAATATTACCGTATGGAGCGCCCTTTAAACTCTCAAGCCACTGGGCTTCTGTTCCTGTGAATCCAGCTAGCTGTGCTACTTGATAAGCAGATAAACCAGTTAAACCTTGGTTTCCGGTATCGCCTTTGGCTCCAGTAGATCCAGTCGGACCTGCTGGCCCCATTGAGCCTGTTGCGCCAGTCTCACCTTGTGGACCCTGCGCACCTGTTGCGCCAGTAGATCCTGTAGCACCAGTATCGCCTTTTGGACCCTGTGTACCCGTAGCGCCTGTAGCTCCAGTGTCACCCTTTAGTCCCTGAATGCCTTGGGCACCTTGTGGGCCAGTATCGCCCTGCGGACCCTGTGGGCCTTCATCCCCCTGTGGACCTTCGGGGCCCTGTGGGCCAATTGGGCCCTGCGCTCCTTGAGCGCCAGTTGTGCCAGTTGCACCCTGAGCACCTTGAATACCTTGTGGACCTTGCGGACCAGTCGCTCCGTCGGCTCCTGCGGGCCCTTGCGGGCCTGGGACACCGTCAGAGCCTGAAGCACCAGCTCTACCGTTAGATCCGCTCCTAGAGCCTTTTACGGCCTTGTCGAGCTTGTTTATCTCCCTTTCGACAGACTCGCCCCAGTCTTGCGACTGTGGTGGGAGATTAGAGTCGGGGAAGATAGCCATTTGATAATTATACCGTAATAGTGGGAACCCGCCCCGGAGATTACTCAACAGGGCGGGTTCTGTGCGCACAAAAGGCCCGAAGGAGGTACGGGCATCTTTATTGTAACATAAGCCTCTGTAGTTGATCCATTCTGAATCCAGACCAGCTCTGGTCTCCAGAGTCCACTACCGGAGCTTGCGTGTAGCCCATTTCCTTAATTTTTTCCATAGCCTCAGAATCGTTTGCTAGGTCTACTTCTTCAAATTCAATCAAGTTTCTTTTTAGGTACCTCTTTGTGCTGTCGCACTGAACGCAGGAGGGGAGTGTGTAGACAATTACCATATTTAATTTCCTTATTCTAGAGGCTGAAAAACCTCCCAAGTGCGCATCGTAGAGAGGCGAGGGAGGTATTGTTCACCTATTCTAGCACAAAGAAAAACCCCCCGCCGAAGCGAGGGGCATTTCTTGTCGGGACTAGGTTTATGAACCTGCTCCGGTTGATGCAAGGGTACCAGCTGGCACGATGAAGCCACCAGTTGCGACGTGGCGGATTCTCATCTCCCAGTCGTCGTTGTCGAATGAACCCTCACGGGCAGGAACCTGACCGCCACCAAGGTATAGACCACCAGTGGACTTGATGCGAAGCTCAGGAGCCTCGTATCCACGTAGGAAGCCTAGCGCTACGGCTGGGTTTAGGGACTGACCTGGAGCTGGGATTAGGAACCAGTAGTTGGTTGCGCCAGAGTTGATTCTGGTGATCCAGTCGTTTACAACGATGGTGATCTGAGAACCGATTGGGTTTCCGGTGATCATCGTGGTAGCAACTGAGCCAGCAGTGGTCTCGGTGCGGATTTCCTGCACAGCAAGGATCTTGCGAGCAGTCATCTCTAGCGAGCGTGGCACAACTAGTACGAACTGGGTAACTGGGCGGATTAGCTTGCCGTTCCAGGTCTGCTTGTTAGCAGCGTCGATAGCTGCCTCAAGAGCTGCAAGGGTCAACACTGGGTTGCCAGAAATCAAGTTCTGGTTAGCAGTCTTGAAGTTGGTGGTGTTTAGACCGCCAGATGCAACTAGCTGCTTGGTAACTTCTTCGTCTTCCTTGCCAGCGGCCTTTAGGCCAAGCTCGATAGGTAGACGCTCTAGTAGACCAATCTGTCCGTCGTTAACGATAGACTCCCAGCTGAAGCGGATTCTCTGACCAGCCTTCTTGACCTGCATGGTCTGCTCGGTAACCGAGAACCAACCAGCAGTTGGGTACTCGTCGTACTCGCCAACGGTAGGCAATGAGCCTTCGCGGAAAGTGTCACCCTGGTTGTCAAGACCCTCGTCGTCGTAACGAAGAGCTTGGAAGGTAACTGGACGGAAGTCGTCTACTACTAGACGAGTTGCGAACTGGTCCCAAACCTTTGGCTGAGCCTCGTAGTTCTCTAGGAGGATCTTGTTTAGGGTTGGAACTAGTAGCTCTGGAAGGTCGGAGGTAGAGATACCTTCCTGTAGCTTTAGCTTGTCAGTGCGGTCACCACGAAGGGCACCCTCAAGTAGCTTTGCTGCCTCGATGTGACGAGGAGTGATAGTTGTAGTCATTCTGTCTTTCCTTAGTTCTGAGCCAAGCGAACAACTACCTCAGTAGTGGTTACCTTGATAACGTGGCCAATTAGCTTAGCGCTGGTCGCAGATTCTTGAGCCTCTGGAATGATTCCAGTGGTTCCGTTAGCAACTCCGTAAGCCTTCTGTCCAACGTCAAAAGTGTCGCCAGACTTGAAAGGGATTAGGAATGCTCCGTTTAGCTTTAGGGTAGCGTAAGTGCTGCCATTCTGACCAGTCACAGCATTCTTCTCTGCAACACCAACGATGTCGCCTACCTTGACAAACTTGCCAGAGGTGACAGAGGTGTGTACTGGGAAGACAAGACTGTCGGCTACTGTATAGATCTCGTTAAGAGCCATCTTTTTTCCTTCTATTTCTTCTTTGAGATGCGAGAGACGATAGCGTCAAACTCATCAGCAGCGGTTGAGGTAGTCTTTACAACTGCCTCGTGGACAACACCGACAACTTCAGCAGTCGGAGTGGCGACGGACTCGCGAAGTGAGCTGGCGTAAGCCTTCTCTTCCTCGATTAGCTCGTCAACAGTCTTGCTGTTTTCAGCAGACTTTAGGGACTCCGAGACTCGCTTTAGGGCGATTCTTGGTAGTCCGGACTCATTGAACTTCTCAGCAACGTCGACTGGGTCTAGGGCAGGAGCCTCGTCCTCCACAGTCTCAGTCTCGGATTCCTCTTCAGGCTCGGCAGTTGCGGATTCTACAAGAACCGATACTGACTCGCGAAGAGGGCTGAGTGCCTCAACAAAGGTAGTCTTTAGGTCAGCGATTGCTGCCTCAAACTCTTCCTTGGTAATGGACATTTCATTTCCTTCTTCCATGTGGGACGAGTTTAGCTCGTCTTTTGCCTTGTAGCTCTCGAGAAGGCTAATAAATTTGCCTCCAGCCCCTGCTACGGTAACCACGTCAACGCTAGTGAGAGGATTCTCAACCAATGCTTCAATGATCGGGCCTTCGCGTCCATCTGCTTCACCCATGCGAGCTTCGCCATATGCACGAATTGATAATCCCACGTCTTCTGCCATCTCAGCGATGATAGGAGCGTAGTGGGAGTAAAACTGAATGTCACCGTAAAGAGCACCCTCTTTGAACACAGGAGTTCCGACTAGCTTTCCTGCTAGCTCGTGAACATCGCGCTCTGGCCTGTCGCTTTCCTCAGAAAGCGAAGGGTGGTTCATGTAAACCTTAGTTCCAGACTTAAAGACCTGTGGTCCGTCAGTAGCCAAAACCGATTCAGAGTAAAAGCCAGAGGAACCCCAGCCAGCCTGAATGATCTTTACCCGCCACTTGTTCTTGCCGGGCTTAGCGGTAAAGTCAACACTCTCGCTTAGCAGTTCAGCCATAAAGTCTCCGTAAAAATGCGTATCCTAGATGTTATGATACCACATTTTACTTATTGAGGAACTAATTATCTAGGTCTCTTAGCTCATTGCTGTTGTCTTGCATGGAGCCAACTTCGCCTGAGTTACCTTGGCTTGGGACAGCTGAGCCAGAGTCGCTCTGGTCAGAGTTTGGTGGAGTAGCGTGTAGTGAGTGCACATCTAGCTCATCCATTACTGCGGCTCGCATTTCATCCTGCCAGATAGCGCCAGCCTCGTAAGCCAAAGCCAAGGACTGAACCATGCGGTAGCTAGATTCGGTCTCCATCTTAGGCCACTTGATAGCAGTTTCCTTCTGTCCAAAAAAGCGCATGATGCGGTCTAGGTAAAGTTCCCACAATCGCTGTCTAGCCTGCATCGCCTTGGTGGTTGGGATGTCAAGAGTTTGTGCCACTCCATAAGCCCCGCTTGTTCCAGGGTCTGACATCAGCGCAACAACTGATACCTCCAATGCGGCAGCAACCATCGCAGCAAGGGGCTTTCCGTTTCCAAGGTCTACCGAGTTGCTTGTGCGCGGCAGGGATGCCAGCTCCATGTCCGCACCTAGGACTGCTGTGGATCCAGCCGACTGTGGTGTTGCAATAGTGGCAGCAGCAGCTGTGGCACCCGTCTTGGTTTTGCTTTTCAATTGCCATGCGAACATAGACAAGCTCTTCAAGATTCTTGAGCCGTCCTTTAGATATTCGTTGTAGGCGTAGGCCCAAGGATAAGCGGCGAAACAATCTGGTACACCCCATGGATTTCCCGCCCGTTTGTTAACCATGAAAGGGAACATGGTTTTACCGTAGTTAACTCTTTGGTTCTGGATGACCTGAACCCGAACACCCACTTCGTAACCGTCAACAGGATACCACTCGTGAATCGTGTTGGTCTTGCCATCAATGTCCATGCGGGACCAAGATCTGCGAATAAAGCGGATGCTTTCGATGTTGTCTGGGTCAGAAACCCAGCCCGTGATCTCCTTAAAAGGGATTCTCTGCAGTTGCTTAGTGACATTGTCACCAAGGATAAAGAATTGCCCGGCGGTGAAGTTCGACCGCTCGTTGATGATCATTGCTTCTGCGGAGAAAAGTGCGTTTTGGTTAGCTGGGGAATTTACCAGCTGCTCGATACGACGTGATGCAAACTCCTCAATTTGCAGGCCACGGCCAAAGATATAGCTTGTGCGAAGCCCAAATCCACGCTTTAGTAGTGGATTTCCATCGGTCTTTTCAGTAAGCTTTTCAGCTAGAGTTTGAAGCTGCTCAATAGTAAAAGCGTCTCCAACGTGGTTTTGGACACCCAAAAGGCTCCAGCCTTCGTCTTCGATAGACAAAAGAGCCTGCGCCATGTTGTTATAGGACTCTACTAATGCAGAGTAATCTGCTTCATATTCGTTCATAAAAGTCTCAAATATCCTTCAAATAGTCGTAAAAACTATTTAAAGTCTACCATGTCCAGTCAGAATAGAAGGGAAAGCGCTGATCCAGTACATTTGCATCTTGGTAAAGCGTGTCTCCAGGCTTCATTCCAGCGTAAGATCCGTTGGTTAAGTAGTCCAGGTTAAGCGTTGCGTACATCGCAGCATCCAAGCGGTCAGGGGATTTAAGCCCTCTGGAGCGCATGTCATCCTTAGATTCAATCTGGATTGCACCCTTTGTGCTGAACTTATACTTGATTACCATCATCTCGTCAAGCAGGGTCTTGTCGTCGATGTCGATGTCCAACTGCCCCATCAGCATCTTCTCACGCAGGTTGTCATAGCCAAAGGCACGGGCGTTTAGCCAACGGGTGTTATCTGGGCTAGCTGCGGCTCCGACTACGGAGATAACCGTATACATGTTGTTGCACATAGCTGCAACCATATCCACTACAGGCGCACCTAGTCCGGTGCCGTCAATTCGGACCTCACGCACACCAGTTGCAATAGCAGCCTCGTGAATGCGGTTTGCCGACTCCACTGCGTTTGCCTTTGTCCACGTCGAGAAGTGCCTTAAGCGGCCACCTCTGTTGATGTAGATAACCGAATCGTCCTCACCGAAGCGAGCGATGTCCACGCCTAGCACCGCAGGGATTTCCCCATCCTCAACAATGTCAGTGTCGATAGAGCAATCTAGCGCCACCTGCGAAAAGAAGGTGGTGTCATCTTCTTCTGGGAACTGCCCAAGAACCTTAGACTTGTATCTAGCAGACTCTTCGCCCCAAGCCTTCTTCTGGCGCTCTACCCAAGACGGCTGGATGAGAAGGGGTGCCACATCTTCCGGTACCCATTCGTTAGTGAAATTAGGCGAATCAAAAGCTGATATCTGAATCTTGTTCCAGGTTTCATCTTCCCTGAATATACGATGGAATTCAGTTCCTCGACGGTCAGGGTTTCCAATAGCGAGAACTCGACTGTCCGCGGATGTAGTAACTGCTTCAGCAGCAGTGTAAAGGTCAGTCGGAATACCCCCGGCCTCGTCCAGTACAACAAATACATATCGCCTGTGGATTCCCTGGAACGCCGAAACAATGTCGGTATCAGCAGGTCGTCTTCCAAATCCAATAAGAGTGCCGTACTCGTCATTTAGTTTCCATTCCTCTGACTGGTTGATGTGGCCAGGAAGGGAAAAGCCCCTTACCGCTGCAAGCTTGTGGTTGTCCTTTAGCTCACGGAATAAAACGCGGGCAATCTGGGGATAAGTTGGAGCTGAACAAATAAGCGCAACCTCGTAAGGATCGTGTACAGCAATCCACCAGCTGCCAAGAATCCCAGCAGTAGCAGACTTACCAGCACCATTACAGCTAACAACAGCAGTGTGAGTGTTCTGAGCCACGCTGAGCGCAACCTCTGCTTGCTTTGACCACATATGCTTGCCAAGTACGTCCGAAGCCCAAGCAACTGGGTCGTTAAGGTAGATCGAGTTCTTGGAGCGCTTTCTGAGGTCGCTGATGACTCCATCGATGACATTATCTATCATTCTCTATCTCTGTCTTTGCGCGGAATAGCCCTTCGGCTACCAGCTCGTCTAGTTCGTGGCGTGGGACTTCTGGGTAACGCTCAGCAAGTTCTTGCTTGGCGAAGTTCAATGCGGCATCCATGGCTCGTAGCAAAATCTTTTGCTGGAACTCTGAGAGGCGCAGAACATCTGTGTTCATCTTGCCCTTCTCGGAGTCAAGGCGCTTGCCAATTAGCTCTAGCGTTTTTAGCATTAGGCGGCCAGCCTCTGGGTCCTGCATCTGCACAGCGTTGAGGCGGAGGGAATCCTTGAGTTCGTTTAGCTCGAAGAGCAACAATTGACGCTGCTCGACTTCAGTCCAGATGTCGCGCTTCTTCATCAGCTGCTTAACGTGGTCGATGGCCTGAGCGGCTGGGATACCAGTCTTAAGCTCTATCTCGTCACCAGAGGCTCCAGAAGCCGCTAGGTGGATGAGAGTATCATCCAGTAGGGAGATCTCATTAGAGGCCATTGAGGGGCCTTTCCTTTTGGTCTGGCAATTTGGCGTTCACTTCTTGCAGAGCACAGAAGATCGCATAGAGCATATCTGCAATCTGCTTTAGGTCAACGCTCGAAGCGTCTGGGGTTGGTTCTGGTTCTTCTGTAAGTCCACGCGCCATTTTGTTTTTTCTCCCGCGAAAAATTTTTTAGTGATCTAATTCTATCAGGAAATAGAATTTCTATGAGTTCTTTAGATGACTACCTTGAGCACAACGAGGCAAGGGTCGCCACCTTCCTCCCACTCGGCTTCTTCGTCGATCGTCATGTAAGGGTCACCTTCGTGGGTGTTGCAGAACGGTGGGGACACCCAGCCTTCGTCGATACCCAGCTGGAGCCATGAGTCGTAATCAAGTTTCATGTTTGGATTCTAACACAAAATTTTGAAAAGGTCGCTGAAGTGCGCGTGATGGGAGAGGGGGGCCACTTTTGTGTATACGCTCAATAAAATGATTTCTTTCCCTATGGATTACGGCCGGGACAAAAAAAGGGCCAGAACCGGCTAGGGGGATAACCGATTCTGACCCTTCTGTTTACCTAGACTGTTGGAAGTCCAGGAGCTAAGATTGCTTCGGCAATTACGTAACCGAATAGCAACCCGATACCCACTATCCATACCATAGTCATAAACGGACTATCTAGGAACTTTTG